GGCGGCCGCAGTACGGCGGAATCGGATTTTGCCCAACCGGTCGAGGACGACGACGATATTCTCTAGCGATTTCCTTCTCCTTTCTCTTCCCGAACGGTGGCGGGTTCGACTCCCGCCGCCGTTCCCAAACCAAACCGTCATCTTATGGCACTATTCCCACACACCCCACCGCGGCCGACGGTCGGCAAGCTGGTGTACAAGACCCCGGGAGGGCAGACCCTCATCCTGGAAAGCAACAAGCCCTTTCCCGAATTGCAAAAGCTCAAGAAAGAATACATCATGCGCGGCTATAAAAAAGACAACCTGCGCGTAACCTATTAATGCCATGCCGATCAAAGTAACCCCGTCCCTACAAAAAGCACTCTACGCCTGCTGCGAAAAGTCCAAAGGGACACACGATGAGTGCAAAGGCATTCTTTACCGTAACGGGAAAGTCTTTGCAACGGATACTCACAACCTGATCCTGCTCTCCGGCGGTGTCCTCTACGACCCGATCTACGAAGGAAAGATCGTAGACCGCAACGGCGAGTTCATAGACCTGCAACCTATGGAGTATGAAAAGGCGATTCCCCATGCCGACGGTCTGTACCGCGCCCCGGAGGGGACGGTCGCAGACCTTCGTAAAGTGCTTGCCGGGATCGATAAAAAGACCGACACGATCCGTATGGGCGAAGAGTTTTTTCTCAAAACGGATTCCCTGCACCGGATATTCAAAGTTTTTGCGGAACTGGAACAGACTCCGGTGCTGTACTTCAACCGGACCCTCGGCGGGACCGTCAAATTCCAGTCGGAAAACTGCATCGCCCTGAGTATGCCTATCGAGCCGTACCGGCCTAACCTGGTCTATGCGGAAAACAGTTGCTACGATTACGAATTGCTCGGAATATGAAAACCCTTGCCATCGACATAGAAACGTACAGCGGCGTAGATATTAAAAAAGGCGGCATCTATCCGTATGCGGAAGCCGGAGATTTCGAAATACTGCTTTTCGCCTATGCTTTCGACGATGAACCCGTGCGGGTGATCGACCTGGCGCAGGGTGAAGCGCTGCCCGGGGATGTACAGGAAGCCCTGACCGATCCCGATGTGCTTAAAACGGCGTACAACGCTGCGTTCGAGCGCCGGTGTCTCGCACAATGGCTCGGGATCGCGCTGCCTGTGAAGCAATGGGAATGCACGATGGTCAAAGCCGCGATGCTGGGCATGCCTTTCGGGCTGGATGCCGTCGGCAAGGTGCTGCAACTGGAGCAAGGCAAAATGTCCGAAGGTAAACTGCTGATCCGCTACTTCTGTATGCCGTGCAAGCCTACGCGCACCAACGGCGGGCGAACCCGCAATTTGCCCCTGCACGATCCGGCGCGGTGGGAACTGTTCAAGAAATACTGTGCCCGGGACGTGGAGGTAGAACGCACGATCCGGGAAAAGACAGGTTTTTTCGAAATCCCGGCGGACGAAAAACGTCTCTGGCAGCTCGACCAACAGATCAACGACCGCGGCGTGCTGCTCGACATGCAGATGGTACAAAATGCGCTGGAGATGGGTGCCCGGAGCCGGGAGCGGCTGACAGACGAAGCGGTTGAATTAACCGGGCTCGACAATCCGAACAGTGTAGTCCAGCTTAAAGGCTGGCTGGAAGAAGAGACCGGGCAGGAGCTCGGCAGCCTTTCGAAAGAGGTGCTCGCCGATATGCTGCAAGGCGACCACAAAGAAGAGGTATTGCGCGTACTGCGGCTCCGACAGGAATTGGGTAAAACTTCGGTGAAAAAATACCGGGCTATGCAGGATGCCGTATGCGCCGATGGACGTGTACACGGGCTGTTGCAGTTCTACGGCGCGAACCGTACCGGAAGATGGGCCGGGCGCCTCGTACAAGTGCAAAACCTGCCGCAAAACCACCTTGCCGACCTCGATCTGGCCCGGAGCCTGGTGCATGAGGGTGATGCGGAAGCGCTTGAAATGCTTTACGGCAATGTGCCGGACACCCTTTCGCAACTGATCCGCACGGCCTTCATCGCCAAAGAGGGATACACCTTCGTTGTGGCGGATTTCAGCGCTATCGAAGCGCGGGTAATCGCCTGGCTGGCCGACGAGCGCTGGCGGCTCGACGTGTTCCGCACCCACGGCAAGATATACGAAGCCTCGGCGTCGGCCATGTTCCATGTGCCGATAGAAGAGATCACCAAAGGCAATCCGTTGCGGCAAAAGGGCAAGATCGCGGAATTGGCACTCGGGTATCAGGGCGGCCCCGGGGCACTGATTAAGATGGACGCCTTGCGCATGGGCCTCGACGAAGAGGAATTGCCGGAATTGGTCGCAAAATGGCGGAAGGCGAACCCCGCGATTGTACGGTTGTGGTATGAAGTAGACCGCGCTGCGACGGAAGCCGTAGAGGCAGGCGGCCCGGTGACGATCCGCCATAGGGTACGATTCAGCGTTGACCGTGGGATATTGTGGATTACGCTGCCTTCGGGACGAAAGTTGGCGTACATGCGTCCCCGGATTACGCAAAACCGCTTCGGCGGGAAGTCGATCAGCTACGAAGGGATGGATCAGAGTTCGAAACAGTGGCGCCGGACGGAAACCTACGGCGGGAAGCTGGTCGAGAATATCGTCCAGGGAATCGCCCGGGACTGCCTCGCTACAGCGATGATCCGGTTGGATGAAATGGGGTACGACATCGTGATGCACGTACATGACGAAGTGATACTGGAGGTACCGACCGAACAGACCGATGCGCTTGAAAAAGCCTGCGCGATAATGGGCGAACCTATCATCTGGGCGCCCGGCCTGCCGCTGAGGGCCGACGGGTATGTAACGCCTTACTATAAAAAAGACTGATCGGGTATGAAAACTATCGAAAAAGCGGCCAGAGAGTATGCCGAGAAATGCTATCCGTACTCGGAAAATATGCGAATGCAGTGCGAAACTCACTTTGAGGCGGGAGCCGCTTTCGTTCACAGGTGGATACCCGTCGAAGAGGCACTGCCGCAAACCAATAAACCGCTCCTTATCAAATACTGGATAGGCGTTTTCCCTGCTGTGTGCCGTATGAGCCAAAACGGACGCTTTCGCATACTGCGCAGCGACAAAATAATCCCACGTCCGAGATACTGGCAATACGCGCCGGAGGACTGAAATCAAACGCTATAAAGATTAAGACATCAAATGAGGTTATATCCACTGGCATCCCCATCGAACCCGTAAATAAGTAAGCCATGCGCATATTACCGGAATCAGGCATAACCAACGAAATGATCTGCCAGACGCAAGTAGAACTACTCGAACAGCAAAGACAGGAATACAAGCTAATCGGCAGCATGAGGAAGGTGCCCGGCCACACATTGTTTTCCTTCAACGTCAAAACGGGAGAGATCAAACCCGTGAAGTTGGTACGTGAGGCATCGATAGGCTTAGACGGTAAACCTGTCTTTAAAGAGAAGATCACCGTTGAAAAGGACTGCTATTACGAACAGGCTTTAAACCTGAAAAACTTTATCAAACGCCTCAAAAGAAGAGGACTAATCGAACGAGTAAAGGAGTAAGAAGATGAGCCTACAATCCAAAATAGATCAGTCCAAGCGGTTCTTGGATACCGTCGTTACAAATATGGGTAACCTGTATATCGCCAACTCAGGAGGTAAAGACAGTACGGTGGTGTACTTTCTGGCTAAGGAGATCGGTGCCCATCTTCCCGTTTTTCACAACAACACGACTATCGACCCGGACGGGACATTACGATTCATTCGTGAGACGATGCCCGAAACGGTGATAAATCAACCTAAAGAGAGTTTTTATCAGTTGGTTGAACGCAAAGGGCTGCCAACCCGGCTAAACCGTTACTGCTGTGAAATACTTAAAGAGTCCGGAGGAATTGGTAAAAACACTATCGAAGGTGTCCGGTCAACAGAAAGCAAAGGCAGGCAAGGACGCGATTATATACAGTGCGACACGCGTAAGTCCATGAAAGGGGCGAAACACATTTATCCGATCTATGACTGGACCGATGATGAGGTTTGGGATTTCATCAAACAAAGAGGACTTCCAGTAGCTCCGTGTTACGCTAAGGGCATGTGTCGCCTTGGTTGTGTTGGATGTCCACAAATCAGTCGAAAAGGGGCAAGGATGCGGGAATTTGAATTATACCCCCGCCGATGGGACGCTTGTAAAAAAGCCATCACGAAAGGCATGGCTAAAAACCCACAGTGGAAGATTACCAGATATACTAACGGAGACGGTGAAAGAGCTATGCAGTGGTGGTTGTCAGGCAAAACGATGGCAGATTATTTCGGGCAGTTGAAATTGGAATTTTAACCCGCCTTCGGGCATAACAGGAGAAGAAGATGACACCAAAACAAAACAAGCAATTCAATCTGATGGCCTCTACGCTTCGCCAAATAGCGAGAGGATTTCAGACCACATCACAATTACGGAGAAACAGCATGAAGGATTGGGGGCTTAGTTACGATGAGGCCCTTGAAATGGCTTATGAAAATATCCAAGAAATAGCCAAGAGGGCCGTAAAAGGAGTGAAAGACATACCCCAACTGCCGAAAGGCGAAAAATAAAAACGGAGGGTGTCCGCCTCACCCTCCTACCTATTTACTACTAACCCTGCACTCGACCATGAAATCGAGAGCAATGCAAAAATAACAAAAACCTGAAATATGAAAAGAACCTTACTTTATTTTCTTCTTGCCTTTATAGCCGTGATTCTTGCCGCCTGTGAGCTCAACAAGACCAAGCCGGGCAAGATCATCTTCGACCGTGTTCCCTTCGTCTATGCCACGATAAACGGCCAACGGGAGCTATTCTTAATAGATACCGGAGCGTCTACATCTATGCTGGATAAAAAGCTCTGTGACGAAGCGAAAATCTACTACATGGCTACCGGCTTAGAGGTAATCGGCGTAGACGGAACCTCGATCCCTTTAAAGACCACCGGAAGAATCCCGTTCACGCTCGACAGCATCCCGTATTCGGCCAGCTTCGCGGTACAGGACATGACCAGTCTGCGGCGGGCTACAGGAAAGAACGTAAGAGGGCTGATCGGCTCGGATGTGCTGGGATTTTACCGGTTGACGGTGGATTTTAAAACGTGCGAATTGAGATGATGAATACGAACGACATGCAAGACTTACCGCCTATCGCTGTCCACATGGGAATAGCGATGGACGAGATGGAGCGGGCCGAACGGTTAAGCGAAGGCCGTTGCCCCGAATGCGGGGAGCCGCTGATTCACTCGGATGGGTGCAAGCATTGCCCGGGCTGTGGCTGGGCCGCCTGCGACAATTAACCTTTGTACGGAATATGGATCAAACGATAACTATCACCCACGACGGGACGCTGGACATCGCCACGGGCCGGTCCCGCAAAGAGGTTTCCTGGCACAACAAAGAAGTACAGTGGTCCTCCCTTGTAAAAAAAATCTCGGTGCCGCACCGGACAGCCGAGACGCACGCGGAGTACATGTCGATGAAAAAGGCGTTGCAGGACGAACGCAAAGATGTCGGCGGCTTCGTCGGCGGCTACCTTACCGGGGGCCGGAGGAAAACGGCGAATGTCCTGCACCGGCAGCTCGTCACCCTCGACATCGATTTCGCCAAAGGCGACCTGTGGGGGGATTACACCATGCTTTACGGCAATGCCGCATTGCTCTACTCGACGCACAAGCATACCGGAGAGAGCCCGCGGCTGCGGCTCGTGATCCCGCTCGATAGGCCCGTATCGCGCGAGGAATACGTCGCCATCGCCCGGCGGATGGCAGGCGACCTGGGGATAAACGCCTTCGACGATACGACCTACGAACCGGCGCGGCTGATGTACTGGCCCTCCGTATCCAAAGACGGGGAGTATGTGTTCGAATACCAGGACGGCCCCTGGCTGTCGGCCGATGCTGTGCTGGGTTCCTACAAGAACTGGCGGGATGCGAGCGAATGGCCGGTGAGCGACCGAGCCGGGGAGGTGATCCGCCGCGAAATCAAAAAGCAGGGCGATCCGCTGGAGAAACCGGGCATCGTCGGCGCCTTTTGCCGCACCTACGACATCCACGAAGCGATGGCCGCCTTTCTCGGCGATATTTACGAGCCGTGTGACGTGGAGAACCGATATACCTATAAGGCGGGCAGCACTGCGGCGGGTCTGGTTACATACGACGACCGGTACGCCTATTCCCACCACGGGACCGATCCAGTGAGCGGAAAGCTGTGCAACGCCTTCGACCTTGTACGCCTGCACCTGTTCGGCCTCAGAGACGACGAGGCCAAAGAGGGATGCCCCGTGAACAAGCTGCCTTCTTATACGGCGATGTCGCAGTTGGCCGCAGAAGATAGCGCGGTGCGCAAGAGACTGGCGGAGGAACGGGCGGCGGCGGTCCGCAGCGACTTTGCCGAAGCCTACGAAGCCGCGGGCACCGGCGATGAAGAAAATACCGAGTGGGAAAACGATCTGGAAATAGACCGCAACGGCAAAGTCCTCGCCACCGCAAACAACTACCTGCGTATTCTCAAAGGGCACCCACTGCTGCGGAATCTTACTTACAACGAGTTCAAAAACGCAAAAGAGGTTACCGGCCCGCTGCTGTGGCGCACCGACGGCGGCCCGTGGCTCGACAGCGACAATTCGGATGCGTTTATCGCCATCGAACGGATGTACGGGATGTCCAACGCCTCGAACCTGAAACATGCACTGAAATCGATATTCCGCACCAATTCCTATCATCCGGTACGCGACTACCTGAACGGGCTGAGTTGGGACGGCACGCCGCGCCTGGAGACCTATTTCATCGATTACCTGGGCGCCGAAGATTCCCCCTATACCCGGGCCGTAACCCGTAAAAGCATCGTAGCCGCGGTAGCGAGGGTGTTCGTCCCGGGAATCAAATGGGACTACGTGCCGATCCTCGTGGGTAAACAGGGCGTGGGTAAATCCGTCTCGCTGCAAAAGCTGGGGAGGATGGACCGCGGTTGGTTCTCCGACAATTTCCGCTTGGTGGGCGGTAAAGAGGACATTGAGCAGCTATTCGGCAACTGGATCGTCGAAATGGGCGAGTTGGTAGGTCTGAATAAAAAAGACGTCAACGAGATCAAAAGCTATATCAGCCGCCGGGAGGACCAATGCCGACTGGCGTACAGCGAAGAAAAGGGATATTTTCCCCGGCAGTGCGTCTTTTTCGGTACGACCAACAACATCGATTTCCTGAAAGACACCACCGGGAACCGCCGGTTCTGGCCGTTGCCGGTAGGGGTGCAGGAGCCGACCAAAAATCTTTTCGGGGAGATCACCGAAGAGATCGACCAGATTTGGGCCGAAGCCGTCGTGCTGTTCAAACGCGGCGAGAGATTGTACCTGGACAAAGATGAGAGGGAGATGGCCGAGGAAATGCAAAAAGAACATACCGTGGCCGACGAACGTACAGGATTGGTGGAAGAATACCTGAATATCCTGTTGCCGGAAGATTGGGGAGAACGCCGGATGCCGGACAAACTGAACTTCCTGGACGATCCTGTCGGGGGTACGGTTCCCAGAGACCGGGTTTGTGTAGCTGAAATATGGTGCGAATGCTTTCGCCGCAGCCGGTCCGATCTTTCGTACAGGGATTCAGCGTGGCTCCGCGAAATCATGCGGTCGATAGGAAGTTGGGAAGAGCAGAAAAACCCGACAGGGTTCAAAGGGTTCGGGCGGCAAAGGGCATTCAAGCGGATTAAGCAATAGTCTAAAAAGGCATAGAAATGCAACAAAAGTTAGTACACAGGCTAGGTATACAGGTATACAGGGTGCCAAAAATCAAGGGTATACAGGTATACATCTAAAAAAGGGGTTGTATACCTAAGATGTATACCTGAAAATCGGCCTTAGAATGCAATAGAAAGCCCATTTCACATGTAAGGTATACAAGTATACATCTTTTATATAGGAATATGAAATTAGAGAGAATTAGAGAGAAAATAGGGTGCCTGAATCGCCTAATCGCATATACCCCTACGCGCGCGAGGGAAGTATACCTGTGTTCGCTAAAAAAAATAGTCGGAAAAATGAACGAGAAATTGATCGAACGAAAACTCCGCGAGGAGGTGAAACGGATGGGCGGTGTGGCGCTGAAATTCGCCTCGCCTTACTTCACAGGGATGCCGGACCGGGCCGTACTCCTGCCCGGAGGCAGGGTCGCTTTCGCCGAGATCAAAACCACGGGCAAAAAACCGTCGCCCCGGCAAAGGTACGTGATCGGAATGCTGCGGGGATTGGGATTCACCGCCGGGGTAATCGATTCACAGGAAGGATTGGATAGCTTTTTAAACGAGCTGCAAAATGAACGAAAATAATCTACACCCCTACCAGCGGTTTTCGGTACAGCACATCATCGACCACCCGGCGGCAGGATTACTACTGGCCTGTGGCCTTGGTAAGACGGTTGCGACGCTGACGGCTGTAAACCGGCTGATGTACGAAGAGATGGAGATAGACCGCGTACTGGTTATCGCGCCCAAACGGGTGGCCGAGGACACTTGGACAAAAGAAGCCCAGAAATGGGATCATTTGAAGCATTTGAGGGTATCTGTCGTATTGGGGTCCGAAAATGCAAGGATCGCGGCGTTAAGGGCCAAAGCGGACGTTTATGTAATCAACCGGGAGAACGTCGCGTGGCTGGTCGGGTATTACGGCGGGGCCTGGCCGTTCGATATGGTCGTGATCGACGAACTGTCGAGCTTCAAATCGGCAAAAGCGATCCGGTTTAAAGCGCTGCGCATGGTGCGCCCTTACTGCCGCCGCGTGGTAGGACTGACCGGGACACCGGCGCCCAACGGGCTGATCGACCTGTGGCCGCAAATATACCTGCTGGACCAGGGCGAGCGTCTCGGGAAAACGATTACCGGTTTCCGGCAGCGCTACTTTACACCGGGACGGACCAACGGGCATGTGGTGTATGATTACAAACTGCGGGATAGCGGTGAAGAGGCTATTTACGGGAAAATCTCCGACATCTGCATCAGCATGAAGGCGGAAGATTACCTGCAACTGCCCGGAAGGATCGACCGGACCGTAGAGGTTCGACTGCCGGAATCCGTAAGGGAAAAATACGAGGAGTTCGAAAAACAGCAGATTCTCGCCCTGGAGGACCAGGAGGAGATCACTGCGGTTAATGCGGCGGTACTCTCCAACAAGCTGCTGCAATTCTCCAACGGGGCCATATATGGCGAAAATCACGAGTTCCATGAGATTCACCAGGCCAAGCTGGAAGCCCTGGAGGAGATCGTTGAAGCGGCCAACGGCAATCCCGTATTGGTGTTCTATTCGTTCAAGCATGACGCGGAACGGATAAAAAAACGGCTTAAAACGTACCGCCCCGTCGAGTTGAAAGGTTCGGCCGAAATACAGGCGTGGAACGCGGGACAAATACCGGTACTGTTGGCCCACCCGGCCAGTGCCGGCCACGGGCTGAATCTCCAGGCCGGGGGAAATGTCATCGTTTGGTTCGGGCTGAACTGGAGTTTGGAGTTGTACCAGCAGGCCAATGCGAGGTTACACCGGCAGGGGCAGACCAAACCGGTCATCATCCATCATTTGGTGGCGCCGGGGACGATGGACGAGGATGTGATGGCGTCGTTATCGCGGAAAGGGGAAAGCCAGGACGCGCTGATGGAGGCGGTCAAAGCAAGAATTAAAAAATACAAAAAGTAGTCGGATGGGTGCAAGTTTTGATAATTACGTGTCTGAACGATACGATGATTGGGTAGCTTACGCAGAGGCATTATGCCTAAAATACGGGGTGAAACTGGAAGCGCGGGAGGTCGTAAACGAATCCTTCCGCGTACTACTTGAGCGCAATGGGGCCAAACTCGACCGACTGATAGCCGCAAGACCGGGGCGTAAACCGGTAGCCGAATTTATGATGAAGCGAATTATCCGATTTCAAGTCTGTTTCCCAAAATCAGGCGTCAGGTATAAATCCGGTCAAAAATTCACGTCCGAATCTTCGGAAGAAACACCGGAAACATTCTCCGATACGAATGTAGATTATTCAGATTTTATGCAGTCTATTTTGGAGCAGGTACCGTTTACCGATCTCGAACGGCGGATATTCGTGTGGGTTGCTGTCGAAGGGAAAAGGCTGGACGACTGGCCTGGAGAGGAAAGCCGTAGAAAACTGTTTTACAAACAGCGGAGTGCAATTTTGAAAGTACGGCTATTTCTGAGCCGCCAAAAACTTACGCCCTAAAAACTTACGCCGGGTTCCCCAAACAGCCACACCCAAAAAACTTATACGGGCTCCCAAAAAACTTACACCGGGTTGCCCGAAAGGGTCTGCAAAAAACTTATACGGGGTTCCGATTTCGACGCGGTCGATGTCTCCCGATTCAAACAAATCGCATGCTTTATCGAGGCTCAAAGCGTCGATCCGATCCGTTTTCCTATTCATGGCAATAGCCTATTTTAGGTTTCCCTAAAAACTTATATCCCAAAAACTTATAGTCACTTATCGAGATGTATACGTATGGGTTTCCCGCAATGCGGGCACACGCCCGTAGGAGATTCGTCCGCTGGACGTTCGAATAGGTCTACTACCTGAACCCCAAGAGCGGCGGCGATGCGTTCGAGCTGTGCTAATGGATTTTTGTCCCCCTGTTCGCAGTAATAGTGTACTGTTTGCCTGGAAACGCCTAAACGGTTAGCCAGTTCCAAAATAGTAACACCCCTCAATTTTGCGGCGCTTTTAATATCTATATCCATTAGGTAAAATATATCTATTACAGCAAAGATAATATTCGTAATTGACTTTTACAAACAAGAATGCTACAAATAAATAAAATATGTCATAAAAATATTTTACTTTTTTTGCTTAGAATATTGTATATGTAAAATAAATATATTACATTTGTAATACAAAAGTAAGACGGACATACAACAATCTAAAACCATACAACTATGAGATTCTTTAAAACCGCAGAAGGGTGTTTCAACTACATCAAACGTAACGAGAACACAGGAAAAGAGAAAGAAGTAAACGGTATTGTAATGTTTGGCATGGGAATATACGCCTATAGCGATGTATGTACGTTCGCCGGGGTTTCCGACCGGTCGAAAACACAGGAGTGTTTTTACCACTTTGCCAATGACATGGAAATACTCAAGCTGTTAAACTATTTGTTACGCACGGACGGGTATTTGGAAATTAATTAAAATCATACAACTATGACCACACAAGCACGGCCCAATATAGAATATATTTTTGGCAAAAACAGGTATAACCACCCGATAATGTATACACGTAAAATAGGGACAATAAAATACACTTGTGGTTACCCGTATAGCCTGCATGGCTGGACAGAACTTGAGCGCGGCAAAACAATCGGCGGCCCCTGCCTGATTAAGTTTTATAACTCCCTGAGAGCAAAATACGCCGATCAATTGACTGATATTAACATGGATAAATAAAAATTACAAAATATCCGATTTTTCTCACATCACTACGCACGCGCGCAAAGAAATCCGGCTTTTGTCGGATTTTTTTTGTTTTTGGTTTGCACTTTTCCCCGGCTCGTTCCATTTGGAAGAAAGTACCGTTATGGAAAAACGTAAAAGAGGGCGCCCCCGAAAATTTAAAAAACCGGCGCAATTGCTCGAAGCGGCCGAACAATATTTTGACTGGTGCGATAGAAATCCGTGGTACAAATGCGAAAAGACCAAAGACGGCGATATTATCGGAGTGCCTATACAACGGCCTTACTCGATAGTGGGCTTTTGTGTGTTTCTGGGTTGTTCGGAGCGTTTTTGGTGGGATTTGAAAAATACCGCACCTCCTGAATTTGGGGAAACCATAAACAAAATTACTTCGAGGATCGAGGGCCAACAGTTCGAAGGTGCGACGGTCGGCGTATTTAACGCCAATATCATTGCCCGCAAGCTGGGTTTGGTTGACAAAAAGGATGTGACGACCAACGGCCAAAACGTAACCGCGTCCCCCTTGAACGATTTACCCACGGAGGCGCTATTGGAAATCGAGCAAATAGCTAAAAAGTATGGCAAATAGCGAACAAAGTTCCTTTGCCGATCTCCGGTACTTATCCGAGGTGATCGCCCGAAAGAATTTCGAGCGGTTCGCCTTGTACGTAATGCCGTCTTTGGAGCTATCGCCGTTCCATCGGGCTTATTACCAGGCTTTGGAACTGTTTGCCCGTGGTGCGATTAAAAAACTGATTGTAACGGTACCGCCCCAGCATGGCAAATCGCTCGGATCGTCGCAGCTTCTCCCGGCCTACCTATTAGGGCTGAACCCGGAATTAAAAATCGCCCTCGCTTCATACGCATTCACGCTGGCAACGAAATTCAACAAACGGGTACAGCGCGTTATTTCGGATGCGGCATATCAAAATTTATTCCCTGACACATGCCTCAAATCGGGCTCCCGGCAATCGGTCGCAGGATCGTACCTACAAACCTCGGAAGAGTTCGAAATTGTCGGTTACGGCGGATCGTTCCAGTCGGTCGGAAGGGGTGGCGGTCTGACGGGTAACAAGGTAGATATAGCGATATTGGACGACTTGTACAAAGATGCGGCGGAGGGAAACAGCCCGACCGTACGGGAAAGCGTTTGGGAGTGGTACACGTCAGCCGTTAAAACCCGTCTGCATAACGGATCGCAGGAATTTATCGTTTTCACCCGCTGGCATGAGGAGGATTTGATCGGCATACTGGAGGACAAAGAGGGCGTGCGGGTGCTTGGTTCTTTTTCAGAGATCGACCCCGATTACACAGGTTGGTATAAACTCAACTTTGAAGCGATCAAAGAGAGCGAACCCACCGAGATCGACCCGCGCCGTTACGGTGCCCCGCTTTGGCCGGAGCGTCACAGCCTCGAAAGCCTGGCGCAGCGGCGCGCGCTCGATCCATTCCGCTTTGACTGCATGTACCAGGGGCACCCGTCGTCCAAAGAGGGCCTTTTGTACGGTGATAACTTCAAAACCTATGACACCCCGGCCAGCCCGGACGAAATCATCCGGAAAGCCAATTACACCGATACCGCGGACACCGGCACGGATTACCTGTGCTCGATCTGCTACGACGTGCTGAAAGGGGGGCAAATCAACATTACTGACGTACTATACACGCAGGCTCCGATGGAGGAAACCGAACCGGCCACCGCGCAAATGTTACTTCGTAACGGCACCCGTGCGGCACTGATCGAAAGCAACAACGGCGGGCGCGGGTTTGCCCGGAACGTGCAACGCAAAGCCACGGCGGCACATGTTGAGTGGTTCCACCAATCAGGTAACAAGGAATCCCGCATTCTGACCAATTCCGCCACGGTACTGCAAAATATCCGTTTCCCGGAAGGCTGGCGCCTGCGTTGGCCGGAGTTGTACGCGCATCTCACCACCTACAAACGATTATTCAAAGCAAACAAGAACGACGATGCACCGGACGCACTGACCGGGATCGTCGAAAAGGAGATCATCAATAAAAACAACCGGATTCTATACATGGGATAGGATCGTAAAACTTACAATTATGGCAAGACCGAAAAAAGACCAGAACGCCGCAGCCGTTGCAGATTTTCAAGTAGCTACGAACCCCGAACCGGTGGACACCGGAGAAGTAACCCCCGAAGCAGAAGAAGCGGAAAATAC